ATTGAGCGACGGGTATACGAAGCTTTTAGGATCGCTGATCCACTCAACGATCTGGCGCGAGGCCGATCATGTGCGGCTGGTGTGGATCACGATGCTCGCCATTGTGAATCGCGATGGCATCGTCGAGGCGTCCGTTCCTGGGCTGGCCGACGCTGCTCGCGTCACTCTCGAGCAGTGTGAGGACGCGCTCAGCAAGCTCGCCAAGCCCGACAAATATAGCCGGTCGAGGGAGCACGACGGCCGCCGGATCGGCGACGTCCCTGGTGGGTGGCGCCTGCTGAATTACGAGTCCTACCGCGAGCGCATGAGCACCGAGGACCAGCGCGACAAGGCGGCGAAGCGCCAGCAGCGCTTTCGCCAGAACCATCCAAAGCCCCGAACGTCGCCCGAACGACCTCCGGCTCCTGCGCCCGAACGAAACCCCGAACGTGGCGAGGTCCCAAACGCCGAACGTCCGTTCGACAATCCTGCGGGCAGCGATGCCGAGCCTAGCGTTACGGTAACGTGCAGTGTAACGCAGGGTAACGGGGCGTCACGCCATGAATACGCGGGTAACGACAAAGCAGAAGCAGAAGCAGAAGCAGAAGCAGAAGCAGATCAGGAAGATCCAGCGATCGTCGAACGACCCGAGGATCAGCCGGCCCCGAAGCGGCCAGCAAAGAACGCCGCTGCGCGGCTGGTGTTTGATGCTTGGGTTGCAGCAACTGGCAGGACAAAACAGACCGTTTTCGACAAGAAACGCCAGGCGCGGATCGCATCCCGTCTGGCCGAAGGTTTCACGCCGGAGCAGCTTTGCTCGGCGATCGCGAACCGCGTGAATGACCCATTTTTGATGGGCGAAAACGACCGATCGCAGGTCTTCGACGGCATCGAAACGCTGCTGCGCGATGCGGCGCAGGTCGAGCGGCTGGTGGCCCTGACGGCGCCGAAACAGTGCGGCGGCGGTAGGCCACGGCGCGGTGGTCCGCCGCAGCCCAACCACGGAAAAACGGGCTGGGAAGGTCAGGACCAATGAGGGCGCTCGGCGAGCTGCTGGCTGCCGGCCCAGGCGCTTTTATCGGCGATGCCGAGCTGGCCGCCGAAGAGCAGCGTGAGCGCGCCGTCGAGGGCCGCGAGGTGCGCGGACGCGTGCCGCCGTTCCTCCGCGCCGCCAAGCCCGACGAGCTCGCGCGCCGCATCGGTGAGCCGCGCCTATTGCTGGCCGTGCAGGCATGGCAGTGGGGCCACGGAAACCTGCTGCTGTGCGGCCCGACGCGCTGCGGAAAGACGACTGCGGCGGCGTACCTGTTCCGCCGTCTGCTGGGCCAAGCGGTCGCGTCCGGCGAGCATTGGGACCTAGCGTCGTCGATGCGCTGGTTCAGCGCTGCGGACCTCGCGTTGTCGCGACGCGGGCACCCGCTTGGCCAAGGTGATCCGCCCGAGCTGATCGCTGCGTGCAACGCTCGTCTGCTGTTCTTGGACGACGCGGGCTGGGACCAGGATGTCACCGAAACCTGCATCGTTCTGAACGAACGGTACGAGCGAGAATATCCCACGGTGATCACCACGGGTAAGACGCGCGCCGAGCTCACGGCGCACTACGGCGCGGCCGTGGTCGGGCGGCTACGTGAGACCGGCGGCAAAATGCCGGCGGTTGTGGACTGCTTTCCGAAAGGGCAATCGCGATGAAACTCGCAGAACGCGTGCGCGAGCTGGAGCAGCGTCTCGGAGAACTCGAGGGCCATCCAGCGCTGAGTGCGCCCGCTGTCGTTCGCAGCAGAAGCGAAGCAGCTCGCGTCGCCGGCAAGCGTTCGGCGGAGGTCAGGCGCGAGAAGAATGGTTCAGCGCAGCCAAAGCCGCGCCCAATTTCCGAACGGCCCGCAGCGCAACCCGCGCCGAACGCCGAGGCTATCGATCTCGCCCGAACGTGCCGAACGCTGCTCGACGATCCGAGATTGGTCTATTCGCTGACGCCAGCGGTGCTAGCCGCGGTGCAGCGCGTGACCGTCGCCTGGAGCGCGCCCTTTGGCATCGGCGCCGTGCGCCTCGGGACGTCGCCCGCGCAGGATGCCGATCTTCGAGCGATGCTCGAGGCTTTGGCCGCTGGCTATTCGGTTGAGCAGCTCGAAGAAGCAGGCGACGCCGGCATGAACGACGCGGCGATCATCGCCGAGGACAGCCCTGGTCCGTCGAGCTTCACTGCCGAGGTATTGGCGCGACTGCTTGGCGCACCGAGGAAATACTGATGAGAAAGATCGTTCCGTACCTGATTATTCACCGCAAAGAGCAATGGGACCTACGATGCTGGCCATGGTTCTGCATTCACTGGAGGACCGCGAACAGCATGCGGCGCATCTTCTGCTTGTACAAACATGGTGGCCAAATGGGCCGGTGGTATTTCAAATGGCCTTGGTGCAAGCCGACCTTCGGAGAATTGCTCAGTGAGCTGCGGAATATTGAGCGATGGCGAAGGTGTACACAGCAGGAGCCACCCAAATGATCGACCCCCTCGTCACCCGTGAACACCGTCTAGCCGCCGTAACCGCTTTCGGCTGGGCTCATCTGCTAGAGACGAACTGCGGGCTCGCCCAATGGGTCGAGGATGGTGACGAGCGCAATCTGCTGCCTAACCGTGTGTTGCAGACCACGGCGAGGGCTATTGCGGCGGCTGAGCGTGGGGCTGAGCATCGAGCTTGGCATGAAGGCTGGGATGCCTGTTCCAATGACGATGACAGGCGGCCAAATCCTTACGACCCACCACCCGGAGGAGCGAGCGATGACGCCTGATTGGCAAAAGATTCGCGAACTGGAGGAGTCGGTTCAGTGGAGAGACGCTGAGCTGATCAAGCTCCGCGCCGAGCTAGCATCAACACGCACTCTGACGGATGCGGAGCGGGCTGTGGCGACGCTTGACGAGCTGTATGTGCGCTACCTGAATGTGCTGGCCAGGAACCAATTCGACGCAGCGAAGGCGTTCGGCCAGGCATTCAATGAGGTACACGCCAAGGCAAGTGAACAGCTGCTCGCGCTTCGAGCACGGGAGAAGGCGGAATGACTGACGTAGAATCGTGTTTCCTGTGCGAACGCGCTGACCCGCACACGCACCGATGCATCCGCCTGCAATCATCAGTTGATCCGTCGCTTACACTGTGCGGACGGGATTCGGCGTCTGTGCTCACCGAAGCCCCGAGCGGTGCCACGTACGCTATTTGCTCGATATGCGAGAAAGCAACCCGATGACCACCAAACCGAACGACGCGACCGCTCCAGACCGGACTCAAGAAGCGATTGCCAGTCGGTATGCGGCTGGTGATTCGATTGGCGCGCTCGCCGCGGATTACGGCCTGAACCGACACAGCGTGAAGTTCGCGATTCGACGTACACTTGGATATTTGCTCGACGAGCAGCGCGCCGCTGGGCAGCGTCTTGGCGGTCGCAGTGCTGCCGAGTTTGTTCAGGAGCGCATTGCTGAAAAGGCGCGTATAGAGGCGAAGCCAACTGACTGGGAGCGCGTACAGGCTGGCGAACCGTGGAATCTACCGCCTGTGCCGCGCCCCGTTGCTGAAGCGAAGCCCGATGTCGAGAATTGCGGCGACTGCGGTCACTCGCTGGCGCTGCATCATGAGCCACACGGATGCCACCACGCAGACCCGCTAGATCTAGCGGCGTCATGCCCATGCACGGCGCTATGCGATGTTGCGCTGGACCACATGCATCCGTCTCGCGACTTGACCGGAGCGACCGCCCCCGTTGCCGAGTCCCTGTCACCGGTAGCGGGAGAGCCTGATTTCTACTCGGCAGAAAATGGGTTCGAGTTCATGATCGACTTCATTGGTACCTACGGACCGAAGGGCGGCGTGGATACGCGCGGCGCAAGGCGGTTCATGGGCGTCATCAAATCCCAGCTCGCCGCCTCCGAACAATCCCTCCTCGCCGAACGCGAACACTCATCAATGCTGCACGCCGAGCTGGCTACGGAGCAGTCGCGGCTTGCTGCTGTTGAGCGGGAGCGGGACGACTATCACTGCTGCTATCGCGATGAATTTGCTGAGCGCGGTAGGGTGCTACGACAGCGGGACAAGCTAGAGTCCGCCCTCGCCGAAGCCAATGCGCGAGCGGAGAGGCTGGTCGAACTTGTGCAATCGTCGGCGCCACTAACCTGGGCAGCGTCTGCTGACACCGTGGCGGCTCACGAGTGGGAGAAGCGCGCTGAGTGGGTGTTGTCTGGTGCGAACGCTGCCGAAACCGCCCAATCCCCCAAGCAAGCCGGAGAGCCCGTAGCCGGTGAGCTGTGCGAGGCATGCGATCATCCTGTCCACGCGGAACGATGCGAGGCCACCGTGGCGTCGGATTTCGTCTGCGGATGCCCACCAAGCGAGCCCTGATCATGGCCGACGACTTCGATTGCCTGGAGCCCACCGAGGAGGACCTGCAGCGCGTAGGTCTGTCCTCGAAGCCATGGCACTCGAGCGCCACCGACTTCCCGTTCGATCCCGCTGTGCGCATCGACGCGCTGGAAGGCCTCGACCGTCTGCGCGCGATACCCGACCGCGAGCTGGCGCAGGTCATGTACGTCCAGTTCGTGAAGATCGAGCCATGGTGGGGCACCGAGGACGCCGAGCGTGATCGCGAGCGGCGCAAGCGCAGGGACGAGGATCGCGAGGTGGCGACGATCGTTCCCTGGGCGCAGAAGGCGTTCAAGGGCGAGCTTTCGCTAGACGCCAAGCTCTTAGCGCAGCGCGTGCTATTCCCCGAGGGTTATGTGCCGCTGAACCGGACGATGCTTCCCGCGCTGCGGGAGTTCGCGCGTGGGCTGTACGAGTTGAGAAGGGCAGGTAAAGCGTGATCAAGTACTGGCCTGTGGAGCATAGTCGACGACAATTCCTGAAGCTGGGCGCGCTGTTCGTTCCCGCAGCCGCGGCGGTGGCGATCGCGCCTCGCGTTGCTTACTCGTTCATCTGGGCGAAGCCAAAGATCGCCGGGCGCATCTATCGCGCGCACGAGTTTGAGCTGCTGTTCAATGGCGTCCCGATCGAGCACGACGCCTCGGACTTCATCATCATCGACAAGGATGGCCACAGCGGTTCGCTCTCCCGCAGACTGCCGCCCCAGGGCCACGGCTTCGGCAATCTGCTGATCACCATCAAGAGCTGAAGGAGGACGCGAGCATGGCGAAAGTAAAGTACGGTTGCGAGCTGCGGTGCGCTCTCGCCGGGCGCCCCGCACAAAGAACCAAGTCGCGGCCCGCGCGGATTTTGAGCAAAGCCAACAATCGAATCGAGGGAATGCATGGCAACGAAGAAGAAACGATCAACGAAGAAGGCACCGCAAAAGGCGCGCGTGAAGCGGAAGAACCCGGCGTCGGAAGAGCCCAGGGTATTCAATACCGTGAACCACTTTGGCGAGGATCCCGACACTCGCCTGTCGCTGGCTGCGGCGGCAAAGTCGCTAGACTAGGTCGCGACTAAGCTGAAAGAAGACCAGCGGGAACTCCGCAAACTGATCAGCCAGAACGCCGACGCGCTGCAGCAGGCGCTCACGGCTACTTATCCGCCCATTGCCGAAGGCGCTAGGCCGACGAAGGAGGATGTGAAGGGCCTGGTGCTGAGGAAGATCGTGGCTGAACTGCACGAGCCAAACCCCGACGAGCCGCTGCTCGATTCGCTGGCGAGGCTTGCGGAGGCGCTAGCCTAGAGAGCCGAAGTAGCGACGCCCGGCCAGTTTGGCGACCGGCCGGGCGTGCATCGAACCTCGAGAACGCGCGCAGCATTCGAGGAGGTATCAGATGCCACAGCGCGAAACAAGCACAGCGGCCACACTTGACCCCGAGCTCGAAGCGACGCCCCTGCGCGTTGTGCGGGCGCCAGCGCCTTTTGATCTGCCGGATATCCCGGAACTCAAGCGCGTCCCGCGTCGAATTGACGCTGTGGACGAAGGTGAGCTGAGGTGGTTTCTCGGGCATCCTCTGGTCGCGAGCATCGCAACGTCGAGCGGCGCATTCGGCGTTCAGCTTGAGCAGGCCGAGAGCTTTGGGTTCGGCTCGCTGCCGTGTCTTAGGTGCGGCGGAAAGCTCCGAACGCGCAAGCGCAACGGCGCCAGCAAGATCGTCGAGTGGTGCGAGGGCACGGGCATGGCGCCGCGAGATCGCTTCGGGAAGCGCGTGACGTACTCGGTAGCGCTCGCGGCCTACCGCGTACAAATGCAGCGCGAGCACGGGATCGTGCTGATGTCCCGCCCCGCGCCCAAGCCCGAGTCAGGGCTCGACGCTGACGCGGTTTGGGCGACTATCGAGAAGCGCTTTGCTGATGAAGGAAAAACGCTGATGACCGACGCTGACTTTCGGCAGGCGTTCGAGAAACTTCCAGACGATCTCACACAGCCGTGCAGGATCTGCGACGGGATCGGGATTGTGCCGAGGCGCGCAGCGTCGCACGTCGAGGTGACTGCTTACCCCACGGGCAGCTCGAAGCAGATCGGAGGGAAGGAGAACGACGACGCCGAGCGCCTGACGCGGAAGTATGTGACAGGCAGGCGCATGATCGAAGACGGGAGCGCGCGGATCGACCGCCGAGAGCTCGACCGCTACATTGGCATCCGAGCGATTCTCGAGGACATGGCGCGGCTCAGTGAGATCGCCCGTGTGGCAGTCGAGGAATACTACGTCGAGGGCGGCGGGCAGCGCGCGCTGGATAGGATCGCTGGCGAGTTGATGGGGCTGAGCGGCGCGGCGATGGTGCGCAAGGGTAGCGAGTTGCGCGACTTCTCATGCGGCGTCTATCAACTGGCGGCCTACGGGGCAGGGACGTGAATCGCCGTGATGGGCTATTGGGCCGTGCCACAGATGGTTTGGTCGCTTTGCGCGAAGCCAAGCCAGCGACGTCCCTCGCCTGGGAAATGCGGCTCTACGGCAACGCCCTGACCTTCGTCTGCCGCGGCTGCGGCGCCGATCAGTGCACCGGGCGTTGGGACGTGCCTGTCCGCTGCAGTCGGTGCGGGACGAACCACGACTTCCGAGGGGTCCGTTGAGGCGCGACGGCTTCGATCAGGAACTCAGCTTCCACGAGGCTGCCAAGGTGCTGAACCGCAAACGGGACAGCCGCGGCCGAGCCCTCCGGTCCATGGTGCTTGCCCGCGAGAAGCAGACGGGCAAGCAGATAGCCATCCGCCTGAACGGGGAAAAGGAACCTCAGTTGCGCATCACGATAGGTGCGCTTTACCGGGCGTTCCCCGAACTGCTCCCTGCGCGGATAGACGACATCCACCGACTAATGCGCCCGATGCTGGACCGCGCCGCAGAACGGACGCGATCTGTGGTGCAGGAAGAAATAAAAAATACGGTCGACCCAAGACTCACGCGGCTTGAGAAAAACGAGCGAATCATACGTGCCGCCCTCAAGAAAATGCTGCCGCCCTGAGCGCCAGAAAGAACCAGAAAGTGCCACGCCACGGCCTCTCTGGTGTCAGCTCCCGATTCCGGAGGCCCTACCCGATGCCCTGACTGCTTCGCGCGCACCGAGCCCAGACGACGGCACCGGTCAGCACGCGTTATCGGGCGAGTCGCGGGAGCGGTCACCGCCGGAATAAATTCCGGGAATAATCCGAGCAGGTTTTGACGGGCTGAGGGGCCAAGTGCGCAAGACAACACGCAGAATCATCGACGCCAGCGGCTGGAATAATCGCGAGTTTCGGGCGGAACAGGTCGAGAAGGCCGAAGCCGAACGCCTGCGCGCCAGCATCGCAGAGCACGTCATCGCCAAGCAGATCGCGCGGCTCGAAGCGCAGCGCCAGGACGCCCAGTGAAGGCGAAACCGGGCAAGCCAGCCGCATCGGTTCCCCTTTCGCGACCGAGCAAGACGGTGGCAAAAGGTGAAGCGGTTCCGGTTTCTCCTCCGGAAAAGAGGGGGAAGGCGAGAGGGCAGAAGGCCAAGCGACTCGCTTCCGTAGCCACGCGCGCACGCGCAATCTCTTCTGATTCCGGTGAGCTAGGTGCTGCTGCTGAATGGGTTGCTCCAGGTTCTCTGGTGCTGTGGGCGAAGAATCCCAAGGCGCCGACGCGGGACGAGGTCGAGGGCGTTGCGCGGTCCATCATCCGCTTTGGCTTTGGTGCTGCGCTGGTCGCGCGCCTTGCCAACCGCGAGGTGATTGCCGGGCACACGCGTCTCGCGGCCGTTCGCCTGCTGCCAGTGCTCCACGCGGCGTATCTGCTCGACCCGAAGGCCAAGCCCTGGAGCTACGACGCTGAGCGCATCGCCAAAGGCGGCCCTGTTCCCTGCCGCTTCCTCGACCTCAGCGAGGACGACGCGCACCTGTCGGCGCTGGCCGACAACGAGCTCGGCGCCGACTGGGAGCCCGAGGCGCTGCTCGAGATGCTGAAGCAGCTGCAGGCTGAGGAGCGGTCGCTTGCCGGCTGGTCCGAGGAGCAGTTTCAGGGTCTGGTCGGCGATGGCGGTCGGCCCGATGGCGTCGATGAAGTTCCGCCCGTCCCGAAGAAGGCCAAGAGCAAGCTCGGCGAGCGGTACGAGCTTGGGCCGCACGTGCTGGTCTGCGGCGATTCGACCGACGAGAAGGCGTGGGCGCTGCTGCTCGGCGACGAGCGGTTGTCGCTGGTTTGGACGGACCCGCCGTATGGCGTGGAAATCGTAGGCGGAAATCACTCGCTTTCGCCAGCGCAGCGCAAGGCCAAGGGCGGCAAGATCATCAAGAACGACGAGTTGTCGCCCGAACAGCTCCGGGCATTCCTCGACGCCGCTTTCGCTGCCGCGATAGCGCACTGTTCCAAGGGCGCTTCCTGGTACGTCGCAGCGCCGGCAATTGGGCCGCTGTTCGGCGCGTTCGGCAATGCGCTGCTCGCAACTGGCATCTGGCGCCACACCCTAATTTGGCTCAAGGACAGCCTCGTGATGGGCCGTTGCGATTACCACTATCGCCACGAACCCATCTTTTACGGTTGGGAACCGAGCGGCCCACACTTCTGGTCTGGCGCTCGCACCCTCGACAGCGTCCTTGAGTTCCCGCGGCCCAAGAAATCGACCGAGCACCCGACGATGAAGCCGCCCGAGCTCATCGCGCATTGCATCGAGAACAGCTCGAAGCCCGACGCACTTGTCGGCGACCCGTTCGGCGGCAGCGGCAGCACGCTGATCGCCTGCGCTCGGACCGGACGCCGCGCTCGGCTGATCGAACTCGACCCGGGCTATTGCGACGTCATTCGCAAGCGCTGGGGAGATTTCGCTAGAAGCGCTGGGATCGAGCCTGGATCTGGCGCGCTGTAAGCGTTGCTCAAATGGCCACCAAGAAAACGCCCCCAGCAAAGCGCGCCAAGCGCCGCAAGCACGTCGATCCGGAAGTGCTCGACCTCGCGCCGCCCGACGACGTGGTGCTGGACCTCTCGCCGAAGTTCACGCCCGAGCGCTGCGCCAAGATCATCGAGCTCGTGCGCCGCGGCAACTTCCGCGAGACCGCCTGCGCCCAGGCCGGTGTCTCTGGCCGAGCGCTGCGCAACTGGCTCGCTGCTGCCGCCCGCGGTGAAGAGAAGTTCGTCGCCTTCGTCGACAAGCTCGAGACCGCCGAGGCCGAAGCGGAAAACATCCTCGTCGTCGCGTGCCGCAAGGGCGCGATCAAAGACTGGCGCGCGGCTGCGTGGCTGCTCGAACGCCGCGGCTCCAAGCGCTGGGGCTACAAGGCGCAGGTCGAGTTCACCGTCGACGAAGCCCTGGAGAACATCCTAGATGTCGCGGAGAGTGTACTCGGCGGAGCAGCTGCCGCGAAGCTCTTCACCGCGCTCGCTTCTCGCGCTGAAGGCCGAGGAGCGTTTGACGCGCCTGCGCGCCGAAGCCCAAGCGAAAGAGAAGTCCGAGGCGGAGGTAGCGGGCCGGTGCATTGAGCTAAAGCCGCCCGGCCTCGTCAACTACACGGCCAATCTCTGGCCGACGTTCGATCGCTTCGACTACTTCCAGCCCTATGCCGAAGTCCTCGAGACCGCGATCGGTGGTGCTCTGCGCTACTGGTTCGCAGCGCCACCTCAGCACGGCAAAAGTGAATTCACGCTCCGGGCCTTCCTGTACTGGGCGCGCTTCTCCCCTGGTTACAGCCACGCATACGTCACCTACAATCAGGTTCGAGCGCGCGAGATCGCCCTCCTCTTCCAAACGCTAGCCGTTGAAGCTGGTTTCGTCGTCAAGGGCACGCTCGGCACGGTCGAGCTCGAGGGCGACACCACCATCAAGTTCACGTCGATCCAGGGCTCGCTCACTGGGTCGCCGATCACCGGCGTCTGCATCATCGACGATCCCGTCAAGGACGCCGAGGAAGCTCGAAGCCCCAAGATCCGAAGGCGATTCGAGAACTGGTGGCTTTCCGTCGCGCGCTCGCGCCGCCACAAGGGCACGTCCTTCATCGGGATGGGCACGCGCTGGAACGTCGACGATCCGGGCGGCTACCTCTGCGCGAAGCAGAAGTTCCAGTACGTCAATCTAAAGGCGATCGCGACGCCGAAGAGCTTGGCCGATGTCGACGCCGAAGGTCGCGTCGTCAGCGACCCGCTTCATCGCTTCCCTGGCGAATCGCTGTGGTCGCAGAAGCCGCCCGAATATTTCGAGGAAGAGCGCACCAGCATTTATTGGTGGTCGGCGATGTTCCAGGGCGAGCCGGTGCCGATGGGCGCCAACGTCTTCGCCGAGCCTGGCACCGTGGGCACCGACGACACGGGCAAGGAGATCGTTCGAGGCGCGCGGTTCTACCGCAGCATCCCGGAGAAGTACGACGTTGGGGCCTTCGGTCTCGATCTCGCCTACACGTGCAAGACGGCAGCGGACTGGTCGATCTGCATCGAGGGCGTGCGCGTCGGGCAAGACCTCTACGTGGTGGACGTCGTCCGCAAGCAGGTTGAAGCCACCAACTTCGCGCTCACGCTGAAGGCCAAGTCGTCGAAGCGGCCCGGCTGGAAAATGCGTTGGTATGCCTCGGGCACCGAGAAGGGCTCGGCGCAATTCATTCGCCAGCTGCTCCGCAAGAATGGTGCTGATCCGTTCCGCGTGATGACGGCAAAGCACGACAAGTTCGTGCGCTCGATCGGCGTGGCCGCGCGCTGGAACTCTGGGCACGTGCTTCTGCCCGACCCCGAGGTCTACGACACGCCGTGGCTTTCTGAGGTGCTCGAGATCATCACGCGATTCACGGGCGTCGACGACGAGCACGACGACGATGTCGACGCGCTGGCGGCGCTGCACGATCAACTTTTCCACGCTTCGCGCATGACGGAAGCTCTGACCGGATAACGCATGCCCAAGCACGTAACAATGGCGGAGGCGCTGAAGACCGGAGCGCGCCTTCGCGTTGTTGACGATCCGCAGGCGGTGATCGACGAGCACGCAAGCGCGCGCCTCGACACTGACTGGCGGGATCGTCTCGGCGGTTGGGAGAACCCGGTCACCGGCATGGGGACGCGCCGGGACAAGACGCAGTGGAACGAATTCCGTCCCGGCGGCGTGATGCGGGACATGGAATTGTCCGCGATTTATCACAACGACGACCTCGCCGCGCGCATGGTGGACATCGTCCCCGACGAGATGCTGCGCGAGGGCTTCCTGATTGACGCCGGCGACCCTGAGCTGAACGACGAGCTCAACGAGAAGAGCGAACAGCTCGGGCTCGTCGACAAGCTCGCCGATGCGCTTCGCTGGGGTCGCCTGTACGGCGGCGGCGCTTTGCTGCTCGGCGCCGATGACGGCCGCTCTGCCGCAACGCCGCTGATGCCCGAGCGCGCGCAGGGACTGACGTACACATACGTCTTCGACCGCCGCTATCTCTTCCCGCTGAGCTGGTATCGCGATGTCGGCAACCCGAAGCTCGGGGAAGCCGAGACCTACATGGTCACGTCGCCAGCCGCTTACGCGGACGCGCCGGTTTCGATCGTGCACGAGTCGCGGCTGGTGCTGTTCGATGGCGCGACCACCGGCATCCGCGAACGCCAAATCAATTTCGGCTGGGACCTCTCGGTGCTCCAGCGCGTTTCGAAGATCCTCGGCGAGTTCAATCTCGGCTGGAACGCCGTCAGCGTTCTGCTGCAGGACGGCAACCAGGCCGTCTTCAAGATGGCCGGGCTCGCAGACGCCATCGCGAGCGGCCAGGGCGACGCGCTGCAGCAGCGCATGAAGGCGATCGACGAAGCGCGCAGCGTGGTTGGCGCAATCGTGATCGATGCCGGCGGCAATGCCGAAGATCAGACCGAGGAGAGCTTCGAGCGCCAGCACTTCCCGATGACTGGCATTCCGGAGACGCTCGACCGGCTGTGCCTGCGGCTCGCTGCGGCGCTGCAAATCCCGGTCACCATCCTGATGGGTCAATCGCCCTCGGGCATGAACGCCACTGGGCAAAGTGATTTCCAGTGGTTCTACGATCGCATCCGCTCGAACCAGAACCGCAAGCTGGCGGGCAAGATTCGGCGCATCGCGAAAGTGATCCTAGCGACGAAGGACTTCGGCGATAAGATCGACCGCGTCGGCGTGAAGTTCCCGCCGCTATGGACCGAGCCGCCGTTGACCAGGGCCCAGACGCGCTACGCGCTGCTGCAGGGCGACGCGCTCGCGCTGACCGGCCAGTCGCTCACGCCAGCCGAGCACGCGTTGTCGCGCTTCCGCCCCGACGGCTTCGAGCAGGAAATCCAATTGAGCGACGACGCCAAGAAGGCGCGTGAGGATGAACTCAAGGTCGACCTGACCGAGATCGCGAAGGGCTCGTTCACGGAGCCAGCGCCGCCGCCGACTGGCGGCAACGCGAAGCCGCCGCAGCAACTCAAGGGCGAGCCGCCAGCGCTTGAGCCTGGGACCAAGCAGCCGAAAGCAGGAACCGAATGACAGCTCGGGCAGCACGCCGACGGACGCGCCAGCCCCGGCGCAAGCTGAAGAAGCGCGTCCCGTCTCGTGCCGCCCGCTACGCTGCGAGCTTTCAGCCCGCGCACGCGGCCGAGCTTCGCTATCGGATTGCGATGCGCAAGCTGGTCGCGACTTGGTGGACGCGCGTTGGCCCGGGCTACCTGAGCCGCGGGAAGAAGATTGCGGAGCCTGAGCCGGAGGAACGCACCGATGCACGATTACTGGATGACGACGCGCCCGATCACCTTCGCCTGGACGCCTCCGACGCTAGTCACCCAGCCTGGTTCCTCCGCAGCATCGACAACGTGGCCAACGACGTCACGAGCCACACGGCGCGCGAAGCAAAGCGCATCGGCATCCGGCTCAAGGACGCCGACCCGGCGATCGCCAAGCTGGTGCCGAAGTGGCGACGCGAGAACGTCGATCTCGTCAGCACGATGTTCGCCGACGAGAAAGACAAGCTTGAGCAGCTGCTTGCCGACGGCGCCGGGCGCACTTGGTCGGCGCTGGCAAAAGACATTGGCGCGCGCTTCGACATCACGACGAGGCACGCCGAGCTCATCGCGAGAGACCAGACGAACAAGCTGACGTCTCGTATCGCGCAGGCGCGCATGGCTTCGGCCGGCGTCACTTCGTACATTTTCACGACAGCCGGCAACGAGCGCGTGCGTCCGATGCACGCCGAGCTCGACGGTCAGCAATTCGACTTCGACGATCCGCCTGTGACGAACGAGGACGGCGACACGAACAACCCCGGCGAAGATTTTCAGTGCAGTTGCGTCGCGACGCCGGTACTTCCCGAATTCGATGACGACGCGGGCGATGACGACGCACCCCCCGAGGAGGACGATTCCGATGACTGATCCGACCGACGACACCGACGACGGCGTGCCCACCTACGATCTCGAGCTCACCACCGAGGAGCTGACCGAAATCGTGCTCGGCCTAGATTGCCTGCAGCGGGCTGGCGGCCACACGGCCGAGGTGACCTTCCCGCTCCGGAATCGCGTGCGGGCCATCCTGTTCCCGCCAGCCGAGCCGGAAACCGCCGATGCCGCCACAGAACCGGCCGCTAGCGAGCCCGACGGCCAAGCGCCAGCGTCCGAGCCCGCCGCCCCGGTCGGCGATTCTGGAGCCAACGTCGAGCTGCCGTCGGTCTCCAGCGCTCCTCCAGCCCCTGGGCTGCCGGGCCTCGAGCCAGTTTCCCCGCCATCCACCGACACCGGCACACCTGAGCCCCCAATGTTTCCACAGGAGTCCTGAGCCGTGGTTCTGCCCCCAGCCTCTGACGATTTTTCGCAGCCGCTCTCCGGCGTCTACGAGGATTTCGTCGCCATCACGCCCAGCGACTCGGCGGTGCTCCCCTGGCGCACGCGCGGCATCTACTGCCTGACGGCCGGCAACCTAACTGTATTCGCCAAGGACGGCGTTACTGCGGTGACGTTCCCGATGACGGTCGGTCAAACGCTGCCGATCCGCGTGAGCTACGTCAAGGCCACCGGCACCACAGGCACCTACCTCGCCCTCCGCTGATGCTGGCCTTCGGGCAAGACTGTGTTGATGCGCGCCAGCGGGCCGTTGAGTGGGCGCTGTGCCGATTCCCACGAATCGCGATCACGGGCGCGCCGCGCACCGGAAAGACCTGGCTCGCGGGCACCTACGGACTCGAGCGTGAGGTAATTCACACAGACGTCTGGCAAGGCGTTGAGTGGAAGAAGCAGCCGGAGCTCATCATCGCCGCATGCTTGACGCTCGACCGCTTCCTGCTTGAGGGGGTCCAAGTGCCGCGTGCGCTCCGCAAGGGCCTAGCGGTCGACGCGCTGGTCTGGCTCGACGCGGTTGGCTCCAAGCAAACACCTCAGCAGCAAGCAATGGGCAAGGCAATCGCCACGGTGCTCGATGGCATCCGCCCGCGGCTCACGCTTCCGATCATCTTTCCCGACCGCGTCTAAATCAAACCATGAACGCACTCAAGGGCTCGCGCGGGTACGATCTCGGGGCCTTGGAGGAATCCACGCGCTCGGTGCCGGTGATGGCGTCGACCACTAACGCCGTGACGGCCGCCGATGGCGTGCCCGAGGTGCTCAGCGGCAACTGGAACCTCGAGCGCTTCTCGAAGAATCCCGTGGTGCTCTGGGGCCACGATGCCAAGAGCATGCCCATCGGCACCGCGCACGATATCGAATCAGGTCCCGACGGCCTGAAGATGCGCGTGAAGTTCGCCAGCGAGAAGGCGAACCCAATGGCCGAGCAAGTCTTCCAGGCCACTCGCGAGGGGATCGTGCGCGGCATCAGCGTCGGCTGGGGCGGCGGCAATGTGAGCTACGAGGATCGCGGCGGCGTCAGGACGCGCATCGTCGACCAGCCCGAGCTCAACGAGGTTTCCTTCGTGCCCGTGCCCGCTGACGAAGATGGCCTGGTCGGTGGAGGCGCCGATGACGACGACGTAACGCCGGCAATCGCCGCGCGTGCCCACGAGACCGAGTCCTGTCGCGGCTGCAAGACGCGTTCAAAGCTCCGCGCCGATTATCCCTGGTCTGACTGCATGTCGGACCAAATGAAAAAGTACGGCAGCGAGGAAACGGCCGCCAAAGTCTGCGGCGCGATCAAGGCCGAAAGCGAAGGCCGCAACCGCGACCTGATCATCTCGGCCGCTCGCATGCTGCGCTCGGCGCGCAAGACGACGCCAGCGGAACGCACCGACGCAAACGACGCCGAGCTGGAGAGCCGCTTCGATTTCCTGGGCTCCGTCTCCGAGTTCGAGCGCACGCAGGTCGGCGGCATCCGCGTCAAGGCACGCATCAGCAAGATCGGCGTACTGCAGTACCGAAAACCCGACGGCTCGATCCGCCGCGAGCTCCGGTTGCCCGAGGAAGTGTTCAAGGCCGATTCGCTGGCCACGCTCAACGGCGCGACCGTCACCGACATTCACCACCACGTGGGAATGCTCGACACGAGCAACTGGAAAAACGCGACGCTCGGCCACACCGAGCAAGTACGCCAGGACGGCGACTTCATCAGCGCCGAGCTCGTGATCAACGATCCGGGCACCGTGGCCGCGATCGAGAACCGGCAGCTGCACGACATCTCAGCGGGCTACCGCTGCAAGCTCGAGCACACGCCCGGAACTTGGAAGGGTCAGCCGTACGACGCGATACAGAGAGGCATTCGCTACAATCACGTAGCGGTGCTGCGCAAAGGACAAGGGCGAGCCGGCACTGACGTCGCGCTCCGCCTCGACGCCAGAGACGCCTACTGCGTCGAGGCCCCAGCCGCTGGAGACATCATCATGACCGATCCCGTTCGCGTTATTCGCCTCGATGGCAAAAACATCAACTTCGGCTCGGAGGAGCACCTCGAGCACCTCGAGAAGGGGCACGCCGCGACGGTGGCCTCCTTCAACGCCAAGGTGACCGAGCTGACGAGCCGCTGCGACAAGGCGGAAGCCGATCGCGACGTGGCGCGCACCGACGCGAAGAAGTCGCTCGAAGACCTGAAAGAAGAGAAGGACGGCGAGAAGACCAAGGCGCGCCGCCGCAGCCGTAACAAGCTGCTGCGCCGCGCGATCCGCCTGATGGCCTCGGACGATGACGACGAGGACGAGGACAAAATGGACGCCCTCGAGGATTCGCTCGACCTGCTGACCGATCGCCAGCTCCAGGAGAAGGTGATTCGCACCGATGCGAAGTACACCGATGGGCTCGCCGGCGACGGCACGCCGCTCGACAAGAAGAGCGACGACTACATCGCCGCGATCTTCGACTCGGTCTGCAAGGCCGGCGTGACGCGCAGCGATGGGATCGATAGCGTGGTCAACACCCTGCGCCATGTGCAGCGCGTGGACGCGATCGACAAGGACGACAAGCTCGTCCTCGACGCGCGCGCCGCGATGCACAAGAACCTCCACGAGGCGTGGCGGACGCCGAAGACGGCCTGAGCCCGGCGCTCGGCAACCAAGCGGCCTAGTCCCCAAAGCTCCTCAAGTAAAAGGTAAGAATCGCGATGTCTTTCCCCTCAAACAACACCTATTCCAGTGCCGTGCAGACGGCGATCAACATCAACCCGAACGTCGCCGCTGCGGGCCTCGAATACGACGACAGCTTCAGCGACGTGGTCTCGTGGATCGCAACCACGGCTATCCCGTTCGGCGCGTTCGTCTGGGAGAGCTCGGACGGCTTCTGCTCGGTGCCTGCATTGACCGGCAGCGTCACGGGCTCCGGCGCGGCGCTTCGCGGTATCGCGATGATCGATCACCAAAAGGCGTCCGGCGAGGGCTACGACATCGGCGACTCGGTGCGCGTGATGCGCCGCGGCCGTATCTGGGCGCTGGCCGATCCGGCCGCAGCCATCGTGATGGGCGCGACGTTGTTCGTGCGCTTCGCAGCTGGCGCGGGCGGCACCGTGCTGGGCGCGTTCGCTGCCACGGCGGACACGGGGACGGCCTCGACTCCTGTTTCGCTGACGTGCTTCCACGGCGGCGTCACCGGCTTCGTCGCTCTCGACGTTGGCTGATAACACGCCGTAGCCACGCCGTAGCCACAACGCGGCACGCGGCCTCGACCGAACGCAAAGGCGAACGGTCAGGCCGCGGTGCGTTTCGCACGAGTCGCCCCTCCCTACTTTTCTCAACAAGGAAGAATATTTCATGGACCATTTCCGATCCGAGCTTCGCAGCTCACTGGCCAAGATCACCGACATGCAGGGCCAGCGCCTCGACGCGAATGAGACCGCGTTCGTGGAGCGCGAGATCACGCAGATCCGCGCGAAGGTGTTCAACGTCGTTTACGCGGCGCTGCTCGCACAGAACCTGATGCCGTTCGCGAACGATATCTCGCCCGACGTGAAGCAGTACGTTTACTACGTGCTCGACCACGTAGGCCAGGCGAAGATCATCGCCGACGGCAGCGACGACATCCCGCGCGTGGACGTGTCGAAGACCGAGCGCTACGGCGTGCTGAAGACGGTCGGCGCTTCCTACGGCTGGGAGCTCTTCGAGATGCGCCTTGCCGCGCGGCTTCAGATCCCGCTCAGCGAAATGCGCGTGCAGGCGGCTCGCGAGACGATCGCGCGCGAAATCGACAGCATCCTGTCGACCGGCGCAACCGACACGCAGGCTGGCGGCGTGGCGGGCAGCGGTCTGCTCGGCTTGCTGAATAACACCGACATCTTCGGGCTGGGCACCGTCGCCCTGTCCAAGTGGGTGATGGGCACGACCACGGCGGCGACGATGATCGCCAACATCAACAAGGCTGTGCAGACGATTGTGGTGGCCTCCAACCAGTCGTTCATTCCCGACACGCTGGTGCTGCCGACGAGCATGTACACGATCCTCGCAGAGACGCCGTACGGTACCGACGCCGCGACGGTGACGGCGCTGCAGTGGCTGGTCAAGAACGGCCCTTGGATCAAGCGCGTCGAGATGTGGTATCGCGGAAACGCCGCGGGCGCGTCCGGTGCAGATCGCGGGCTCGTGTACAAGCTCGACCCCACGGTGCTCGAGGGCGTCTTGCCGCTGCCGTTCGAGCAGCTGCCGCCCCAAGCGCGCGGGACCGAGATGGTCGTGCCGTGCGTGTCGCGCGTCGGCGGCGTGAAGGTGTATCAGCCGCAAGCGTGCCGATACATCGACTTCAGCTGATCGCGAACACTCGTTCTTAGTCGCTACTTGGTAGCTAGTTATGCGGCCCCGAGGGGGGTCAAACTCGAAGGGAAAAAGCTCACATGATCCGCGTCGAAAGCAAACTCGGGCACGATCTTTCCGTGCCGCTGCGTCCAGAGATGGGCAACAAATCGCCTGTGCTGGTGATCCCGATGGCCACGCCGCAAGGCCCGGGCGTCGTGGAGACCGACAAGCTCGACTCTGTGACGATCGCTCGGCTGACGTATCACTACGGACGGCGCGCGCGCGATGGCAAGAACGAGAACACCGCCGAGGTCGACAGCGACGGCAGGCCGCGATTCCTCGAGATCGGCCTGCTGAAGTTCACCGACACCGATGGCAATCCGCTCGGCCAAAAGCCTGAGCCGGACGCCAAAGCACCGACCGTGCGCTCAAGCGCTGCGATCGAGCCGCCCAAGAAGAAGCCCGGTCGGCGAGCGGCGTGATGGCTGACGCACAGACCAGCGTGGAGAAGACGCCGGAGCAGCTCGAGTCCGAAGGGCTCGCGGCAAAGGCGAAGGCCAAGCTCCAGCTCTTTAGCGTCACAGCGGATCGAAAGATCAGCATGCCGCCCCCGCACGGCATGTTCGAGCTCGTGCCGGGCGCCAACCACTTCGAAGGGCCGTTGCCGGCGCCCGTCGAAGCTCGCCTGCTTGCATTGCAGAAGGCGGGCACGGTGAAGATCGTGATCCTCGACGGCGACGGGAAGCCCTCGCCGTGGCCCGCGCCTCAGCCCGACACAGCGAAGTCCGAAGCCAAGAAGTAAGCCCATGCTCACCCCATCGACCTTCGTGAACGCTTACCCGAGCTTCTCGAATATCGATCCGTTGACGATCTCGGCGAAGCTCGGGATTGCTTACGGCCGCTGCGACGCGACGCTCTATGGCACGCGCCTCGACGAGGCGGTTGGGTTCCTTACGGCGCACCTGCTTTGGACGGATCCGGCTGGCGACAGCCTGCGGCTCGATGGCGATGTCGGCGAGAAGCCGAACCAGAAGAGCCGCTACTGGCGGGAATATTGTCAGGTGCGGCGTGAACTCGGGCTCGGCTTTACCGTGCTGAACTGACCATGGCGCGCGGGGTCAAGATCACGAGCGTCGACCGCGGCGCGAACGCGATGATCGCGCGCCTGCGCAAGATGGCGGCCGGTCAGAATCTGACGGTCGGCATCCACGAGGCCGAGGGCGCGCAAGCCGCAGAGGGCAGCGACGACGCGACGCTGATCGAGATAGCTGCGTTCAACGAGTTCGGCGGGCCGCCGACGGAATCGAAGCCCGAAGGCAATCCGCCTCGGCGCTCGTTCATCGTCGATTGGGCTGATGAGAATGTCGAAGAGAACCGCGCCGCGCTGAGGAAGTCGGCTGCAGCGGTCCTGAAGGGCACCGTGCCCGACATGACGACTGCGCTCAATCGCGTGGGCTTGCTCTTCGTCGGCCGCATCCAAGCGCGCATCAAGGCTGGCATCGAGCCTGCAAACGCCGAGTCGACGATCGAGCGCAAGGGCAGCTCAACACCGCTGATCGACGGCGGCCAAATGTGGAAGAGCGTAACCCACCAAGTGGGCAACGGCTCTAGCGGAAACTCTCAATGACAACCAAAGCCAAACCCGCCGCGCCCCCCGCTGTTCCGAAGCGCGTGAAGCGCAATCCCGATCCGGTGCCGAAGCTGCCAATGCGGCCGGCGCCGACGAAGCGCGCCGCGCTCATCGTTCCACGTCCGCCTCGCGCGCGCTGAGCCAACTTGCCCGTCCCCCGCTTTTCCGGTGGGGAACTTCGCAACAAGACCCCCAAACAGGAGAGAGAAATACGATGCCTACGTTTACGGTTGGCGGCACAAGCACCGCCGCAGGTACGGCCGCGGCCCACGCGACCATGAATACGACCGCCAACCGCCGCGCACTGCTGCGCGAGATTGGCGCCTTTACGACGGCGGCAACCGCGAGCTCCGTGTCGCTCGGCACGCCGGCCAATACCCCGGTGGCCACTACCACCATCGTCCCGAATGCGCACGACGCAGCAGACGCGGCGTCTACGGCGCTGCTCGGCACCGCATGGTCGACCGCCCCGACCGCCCCGACCGTATTCGATCGCAAAGCCACGCTCGGTGCTGCCGTCGGCGCGGGCGTGATGTGGAAGCTGGCGCTCGACGAGCGCATCGCCATCGCCAAGTCGGCGTGGAAGGTTCTCTGGAACCACGGCGGCGCGACGGCGAGCGCACTGGACGTTTACGTCGAATACGACGAGTAAACGCTCATCAGCGCACAAGGCGTGGAGGCCACCGACCGTCGAGCGGCGCGACGTGGCCTCGCTAATTTGTTCCACCATCTCGAGGGAAGAAAATGGAATGGTCTTTTAAGTACATCGGTCCGAAGTCTTTGTCTGACGAGCGCGACTGCGCGGTCTGCAACACCGTTGCCCGCAAGCGCTGCTCCACGCATCAGTCGGCGGTCGTTGGCTGCGCGCATTGCGACGCCGTTCGCAGCGGCCTTTGTGCCGCTCACTGCGGCATCGAGAACGCGCTGAACCGCCACAACGTCGGCGAGTGCGACCCGCTCAATTTCCGCTGGGTTCCCGCCGAGACGGTGACGCTCGGCGAAGCCGCTGGAGGCGCCACGTTCGGCACGCAGACGCGCCGCGAAACGAAGATGACTCAGGAGAAGGCCGACCGCATACGCAAGGCATCGGCGCAGTTCTCCGCAGCTGGCGCATACATCCTGGCTCAGTGCGCCATGTTCCCCGAGTGCCGCATCGACGTCACCGCCAAGGGCGACGACCTCGGCGCGAAGTTCGGCGGAATCGAAATCGTAATCCTTGCCATCGGCTCCGAGCAATACGTCGAAGACGACTCTCCGGAGGTCGAGGCGCCCGTGCGAGCCGCGATCGTCATGCAGGCCGCGCCGCCGCTCGGAATGACAGAATGAGCGCGCCCGAATCGCCGCGCATGAGCCCGCTCGCAGTGCCGCCAGGCTTCGAGCAGGAAGCGATCGACATCGCACGTCGCGCGCTCGAGGACATTCCCGAGTGCAAGGGCGCCGACTATTTCGTGAAGTGGGCCGAGGGTGCGCTTCCGATCTTGGTGATCGCTTTTACCAACCTGGCGAAAGCGGACGGCAACATTCCAGCGCTCGGCGTGTGCCTGATGACGGTGCGTCGAGGAACGCTCAGCGACTCGATGCCGGGCTCGTCGCTGCTCACCGGCGAGCGGTTGCGCGACAAGGTCCTGCGCTCGTCGTTCGACTACCTTCAGGCCAACGGCATTGCGATCACGCTCGGGCTGAACTGAAAGGCGAGCGCGATGGTCGGTGCTCGTCAGCCTCTCGTCGGCGTGGTTCCTGGCAGCCGTCTTCATCCGTTTGTTGGGACGTTGCTCGGAAAAATCATCGGCGTGGGTGACTCGCTGAGCGCTGGTTACAACAGCGCCGATAGCACGTTCGATGTGACGGTCACCGCTCCGCTGCATAGCTTGGCCAATGCCAACACGAGCGTGACCTGGGTCAACACCGCGGTCGGCGGCTGGAAGATCAACCCCGACATGATCAACGATGCGGCGACGCACGTTGACCCAGCGTACGACGGCACGAAGCCTTGGAATATCATTTGCTTTTGGGGCGGGACGAACGACCTCTATTTGGCAGGCACGCCGCCTGCGACGCTGCTGGGCAACCTGCAAACCTATGTCGCGGCTCGCAGAGCTGCGAACCCTGGCGTTAAAATCATCGTCTCCAACTGCATTCCGCGTAACAGCTTGAACCCTGCGACTGTGACGACTTGGAACAATTTGCTCGTAGCGAATCAGGCGAGCGTGGCCGATGCAGCGATCGTTGACCTGTTCACAATTGTGGGCACGCCCGGGCAGTCGGACGGCACGCACATCACCACGGCGCAAGGCGTGAGCGCGGCGAGTGCTTGGGAGACTACGATCCGGAGCATCATCTAATGACGATCGAGTTCACACCTGCAGATCTCGAAAAGCGAGTCCACGTGCACACCGGAGAGCACAAGGGCAAGCGCGGCAAAGTTGCGATGACTGTACCGGCGGCGGGTGTGTGCGTGCAATTCGACGATGGTACGCATGCCAGCGTCAAGCATGAGGACCTCGAGATCGAAGCGCAGCCCGCGGTATCGACGTGACAATCCCGCTTCGCTCCAGCGTTCCTGGCAGCGGCGGAAGCAACACGCTTACGCCCGGCACGATCGCCGCTGGCGATGTGATCGTCGTCTACATCTGGTTCATCGGCGGCGGAGCGGGCGCGACGATTCCGACCGTCACGACCGCATGGTCGTTGGTGGGCGCTCAGAACGACGGTGCAAACTACGCCTACGTTTTTGCCAAGCAAGCCGTCGCGGGCGATGTTGGCGCAAACATTGTAGTCAGCGCGACGGGCAGCACGATCTCGGGCTCCGTCATCGAATCGTGGAACGCCGCGGGCGGCACGCTCGGTGCGACTTCCACTAATTTCCAGCTTTCCCCTACTGGCACTGCGGTACCGACCATCAGTGTCAATGTCGTCAATTCGGGCGCGACTCTCATCTGCGGCGTGGTCGGCCAAGATCCGGTCACTGCGGGCAGCTCTGGCTTGACGCTCGACACGGCGAGCACGAACTCTCAGCCGTACAAGATCAGCGCTTTCTACAAGCAGAACATGAGCCCCGGTGCGACCGGTGTTCTGTCGCTTGCTGAGCTCACCGGCTCGCTCGAGTATCACACTTATGTGCTTGTCATCGAGCCCGCGCCCAGCGTGGCCTCGACGATCATCACGAACGGGTTGCCGCCGGAGCCGCCCCGATATTTGACGCCAAAGAGCTTCGCGGGCGCCGGGCAAGCCGCGCAGCCTCCCGTAATAGTCCGCGGTGAGAAAGGAACGGCGTACCTACCGCCGCCCTTACCTCAAGTCTTCGCGGGAGCGGGTCAGGCGGCGCAGGCGCCGGCGATCATCCAAACGCGCGAGCGGGCCGCGAACTATCTGCCGGCCAGTGCGCCGACCATTTACGCAGGCGTGCTCGCTGCCGCGGCGGCCGGGGTCGCTGCGCAAATCAGCGCGCCGAATGTGCCCCTTCCTGCGGCGCCCGCGCCTGCTCTGTACGCGGGAAGCGCGAACGACCCCGGCGTCGTCGGCTCCGGCATCGCGAGCGCATTCCTACCCGATGAGGCGCCGGCTCCTGTCGGTCCTGGCCTCTTCCTGGGCGTTTCGGTCGCATCGCCGACCGCTGCGACGATCGCGTTTGCATTCGCTCCTACGGCGCCAACGACGCATCGCCCGACTATCATAGCCGGAGCGGGTCAGGCGGCGCAGGCGCCGGTGATCGCGGGGTCTGTTGTGCCGCCATCGGCCGCGCTGCCGCCGCCTGCCTCCCTGTTCGCCGGCTTCGGCGCGGCAGCCCAAGTTGCCTCTGTAGTCAGCGTCCCGCATCCTCGGCCCTGGGCTACAGCAACGGCGCCGGCTCTCTTCGTTGGCGCCGGACAGGCCGCTAAGCCCGCGGTCATCCTCGGTTCGCCGATCGCTCCGTTCGCGAGTCTGCCGCCGCTTGGCGCACTCGCTGCGGGCTTCGGTAACGCGGCGCAAGTCGCTACGATTGCGCTTGCTTCATCGGCGCCCGCTCCAGCATCGACAACGACGCCTGCGTGGTTCGCTGGTGTGATACCTCCAGCGACAACCTCCGGGATCGTCGCCCATGCCACGGTCGTGCAGTTGCAGGAGCTGCCGCCGCGCGGCTCGATAGCGGCCGGCTTTGGTCTGCCTGCACAGGTGGGCGCCGTCGTCAGCGCGCCCACGAACGCGCCTCGCGCGGAGCTGCCACCGCAGGGCGCCACATTCGCAGGATTCGGTCTTCCGGCGCAATCGCCCGTGATTCTGCGCTCGGCAGAGGTGCTGCGTCCGGTCGAGACCGCCAGGGCAGCGCTCTTTGCTGGCTTCGGACAAGCCGCTCAGTCCGCGACGGTGATCAGCGCGCCGCGCTTGCCTGCAAACGCCGAACGCTTCTTTGTGCCGATCTTGTCGGCGGGCGCTGGCCAAATACTGCTCCCGGTGCCCCCGGTCTACTCGGCAGCCAGGTTCGCACCTTGGGTCGAACTGCCGCCGAACGTAACCGTCCGCGCCGGCGCTGGGCAGCCCGCACAGGCCCCCGCAGTCTATTCTCCGCAAGTCCTGCCAAGCGTCACGGCTCCCCCGCCAGCGGGCAGCCTTAGCGCTGGCGTCGTGCCTACGATCGCCGCGGTGGCAGCGGTCTACCAGACGATCCCGCCAGCAGCAGCCGCGCTGCCGCCGGTACCGCTCTTGGCGCGCGGCTTCGGTCAAGCTGCACAGCCTCCGGTGATCATGTTCGCCGTGCAGCACGCGCCGCGTGGCGAGCTGCCTCCAATGGGGGCGCTGTTCATCGGTGTGCCGCTTCAGCCGGCGGCGTTCATCCTGCGTTCGCCCGCGGTCTTTGAGACTTCGCTGCCGCCAGCGAGCTTCCTAGCTCGCGGATTCGGACAGCCAAGCCAAGTTGCTACGGTGATCACCGTCCCATTCGTGACGACCGGGATCACGTTGCTCCCGCCCGGCACCGCGCTCTTTGCCGGCTTTGGTCAGGCGACGCCGCTCTTTCAGGGGCCGGCCGCTCCTCCCTGGTGCTCGCTCGTGATCGACATGCGCGACGCCATATACGCTTCTCCGGTCACCGACTATCGAATCACCTGAAGGAGCGGACGTGAGTGGATATCCGCTGCTTAAATCACACGATCCGGATGGCACACGACTGAGGACGATCGAGGTCGTGCTCGATACCGGTGACTCCCTGCTGTCGGGCACGACGCTCGTGCCGGTCGATCCGGTAACCGGCGGCGTGCCGGCGACCGACTCCTTCGCCGTCGAGTTCCTGTCGATGGGCCTGATTCAAGCCGGCGTGATTGTCGCGGGCGTCCTGGGCGATCTCTGGGGCGTGAACTTCCGTCTGCACAACGGCGACAATCTCAATACAACCTACGCGATCCGGCTGCGCCCGAT